CTAAAGAAGTCCCCATAGCTATATTATCTATACCATACGATAACATCTTCTCAGCGAACAATTTATATTGTTCATTTTGAATGTATTTAAAGTTCCTAGATAGATTAGGATAATTTTGCTCAAATGTATCTATGTTTGATTTGACCATTTTAGATAATGGGGGGTGTGTTTCATTATTTTTTGTCATATTATTAAATTTTTTAAAAGTTTTTTTTGTTCTTTTTCATCTATACCATTTTTTGTTAAAATATCTATGATGCCTTCTTTACCTAAAAAATAAATATATTCTTCTGCTTCTTTAAATGAAACATCATATTGTTTTACAACATAATGTAATAAAACATCTGAATTACGTTTTTTGTCAGTTTTAATATATTTTAACCAAACATTTTTCTTAGGTATCATGTCACAATATATTCTATATATTCTTTCCTTTTCAGTATATGGAATCATCTGTACATAATTGACTATATCAATATAGTCTTGATTCATTGATAAGTAACGATTAATTAAATAAACATTAAATGAAGATTTATCATCATCACTGAACGAGCTCCATTTATGTTTATTTAAAGTAATCTCTTTTAACCAATCAAACAATGTAAGGTTAGTCTTTGTTTTCAAATTCTTCTCTTAATTCTTTAGGTAATAATTCAATTAAAATATTTCCGTTTTCTATATCATAGAATACTGGTATAGGAACTATAGCATCTTCTGGAGTTCCAGATACAAATTTAGAAATTTTTTTTAATATTACTCCTTCTGCGAATACACATCCACCTTCTGGCGAGTAAATAGTTTGTGCTGATTTAAGGTCAATGTTCAGCTTCATTTGATTTTGTTGTTCCATATTATATGTTTTTTAAAATTTTACTTATACATGCTGCGAAGCATAATTCTTGGTCTATCCTTACAATTGAATGATATTTGTATTCTTCAATTATGATAGTGATTAAACCGGCATCCTTAGTGTATTGGTCTACTGTGTCGTATAAAAACCTGTAAAGGTCAGTATAATCGTTTAAGTCAGCATCTGCTAGTATTTGACGTATTGTAGTAAATGACTTAGGATTCGGTTTTTTAAGTTCATTTAGAATACGATCTTTATAGTCGTCTGATATTGTTATAGAATTGTCTAATTTAATCTCATTATTAACAGTGTATTTTTGGCAAGCATTAATAATGCGTCTAAAATCAGGATAGAATTTTTTAATTATATTCACAATGTCTTCGGGGGTGTGTTTAATATTTTCAATGTTTAATATATTATCTACATGTTGAGCAATAACTTTTTTAGATGGTGGTTCTAGGTCAAATTCTTGACATCGGCTGCGAAGTGGTTCAATTAAGCGTTCTGGATAATTACCTGTTAGTATGAAGCGAGTGTTTATACTATATGTTTCCATCATATTAAGTAACATCACCTGTGATGCTTGAAGAATATGAGTAGCCTCATCTAGTATTACTATTTTGAGTGGTTTGAATGAACCCGCGGATGCAAACGAACCAACCTTATCTCTCATAACATCCATACTTCGTTCATCAACAGCGTTGATAAACAAATAGTCACAGTTAATGTTATTTGCTAATATTTTGGCTAATGTGGTTTTACCTGAACCTGGACGTCCAGCTAATAAGATATGAGGTATATCTTGGTTGTCTATAAATTCTTGAAATTTGGCTCTGTTTTCATCAGAACAAATATATCCTTCTAAAGTATCAGGTCTCCATTTTTCGTTTAAAATTGTATGTTGTTTCATAACTTATTTTTTAATAATTACCATATATGTTAAATTTCTTAGGTGGTTCTTCTTTAACATTCTCCATCTCAATAACATATAATTTTCCTTCAAGAGGAGCGAGTTTAAAATCAACTGGTTTTTGATCTATTTGGAAATGCGCTTCAAGAGTGTTAGTGAGGGAAGAATAAATCTTCCCATCATTTAACAATCTCCATGTATCACCTTTACCAACAACTCGTTCTGCAATTTGTACGTATATTTCTTTCATACTCTAAATTTAGTACATACCTTCCATACCTCCAAACCCTTCGTTAGATTTCTTATCTTCGGGTTTATCAACAATAGTTGCTTCTGTTAATAAAACAACACCAGCTACTGAAGCTGCATTTTCAAGAGCACAACGTGTCACTTTAAATGGATCAATAATACCTGCTTCTTTCATATCATTAAAACATCCTTGTTTTAAATCCCACCCATACCAATGATTACTACCAGTTACTGAGTTGAGTGACATGTAAATGTTTTCTTGTTCATAACCAGCATTTGATAAGATTTTCTTAAATGGTGATGAACATGCTTCCCAAACAATTTTAGCGCCTATGTTATTTTCAAAATTAATTCCACTTCGGGCATGTAATAAAGTAACACCACCCCCAGGTACAATGCCTTCTTCAATAGCGGCTTTAGTAGCATGTAAAGCATCATCTACACGATCTTTCTTTTCTTTCATTTCAGTTTCAGTGTTTCCACCTACATGAACAATAGCTACACCACCGATGAATTTAGCTAAACGCTCTTGAAGTTTTTCTTGTTCAAATAAACTTTTAGAGTTTTCAATTTGAATTTGTAATTCTTCAATTCTTCTATTTATAGCTTCTTCATTACCTTTACCATCAACAATTGTTGTGGTTTCTTTCTGAATAGTAACTACTCTTGCCTTTCCAAACCAATCAGTATTGAATTTTTCTAATTTCATTCCTTTTTCACTACTAACAACTTGACCTCCAGTTAATATAGCTATGTCTTCAAGGATAAGTTTTCTTCTATCTCCAAAATCTGGTGCTTTAACAGCACATACTTTTAAAATGTTTCTAGCTTTATTAACAACAAGTGTAGCTAATACTTCTCCATCAATGTCTTCAGCTATAATAAGTAATGATTTATTTTGAGATGAAACATTTTCTAATATAGGTAAAAGTTCTTTTACTTGGTTGATTTTTTTATCTACAATGAGGATCAATGTATCATTTAATGTACTTGTCATTGAATTATTATCAGTAACAAAATATGGTGATTTGTAACCTCTATCGAATTGCATTCCTTCTACAGTTTCAAGATATGTTTCTCCTGATTTGCTTTCTTCAATGTGTACTACACCTTCACGACCTACTTTTTGCATCGCTGTTGCGATTAATTCACCTATTTCAACATCATTGTTTGCTGAAATTGAAGCGATTTGTTTAAGTTGCTCTTCAGATGAGATATTCTCTTTAATTTTAGTTTTAATAAAATCAATTACTTCTTTTACAGCTTTGTCTATACCACGTTTAATTTCAACAGCATTAGCTCCATTATTTAATTGGTTTAAACCTTGTCTAATCATCTCAGATGCCAATAAAGTAGAAGTAGTTGTACCATCACCAGCAATGTCAGCTGTTTTAATAGCAGCTTGTTTAACCATTTGTACTCCTAATTCTTCAATTGGATCTTCAAGTGAAATGGATTTAGCAACTGTAACTCCATCCTTTGTACTTGATGGATATTCACCTGGCCTAGCAATAACTACATTTCGACCATTAGGTCCTAGTGTTGCGGTAACAGCATTAGATAATTTTTCAATACCGTCAAATAATTTTTTCCTGGCCTCTGGCCCAAATTCTATAACTTTACTCATGATTTTAATTTTTAGTTTTCAATAATAGCTAATACTGTATTTTCAATACACACATAGTACTCTTCACCCTCATGCTCTACTTTAACAGGACCCATTTGAGGTAAAATAACTTTTTGTCCTACTTTGAGTTGTGTTGGAAGAAATTCTCCTGAAAAGGAATATTGGCCTGGACCTACTGATACAATTGTACCACTAAGATTTCGTTCTTTTCCTAAATCAGGAACTATAATATTCCCATACGTTGTTTCTTCTTCATTGAACGGTTTTACAATGATTGCATTGAATGTTGCTTTTATCATAATTTTTATTTTAAATAACTTATTTTATAGTACATTTATTAAGAATTTTTAGCAATTAAATAATAAGTACTGGTCAGTGTTTTTTCTTCATTTGAAAATTCTAGTTTCATTATCCCCTCTAAATTAATATACATTTCACCATAATGCATATCTTTATTACAATGCATGATTTCTTTAATCATATTTGAGTTATATTGTGTTTTAAAATCTCTTAAGGTATTTATTATTTCAATATTAGGAATGAAAAATGAAATTTTATTAGCATGTTCTATATTTCCTCCAAATTCTAATTCAATTAGATAATCATTATCATCATTAAGTGATGATTTAATCACTACTATTTCACTTTCAGCTATAGCGTTTTTAGCTTTAACAATAGAGTGTATGCTATCATTATCTATCACAGCTTTAATATCAAAATCAATATTATCTTTTATGTCGCCTGATTTTGGTATTAACATTAAATCTGCTAAAGTGTAATTAAGTGTAAAATTATGGTCAGCAATGATTAATTTATAAGGTATATCTTTATTTTTAATATATTTTATATCTAATGAATTATTAGTAACACTTATTAATTTATTTAGCTGAGTTGTGTTATTTATGCCTATTTTAGAGTCTTCTAAAGGAAAGTTATGAAATGTAATGTTACCCAACATTTCTTTAGATGGAGATGAAAATTTAATATTTAATATATTATTTTTAATATCCCATATAACTGATTCATTAATACCATTTAGATAATATTTAGATATTATGGATGTTAATTCTAATTTTTGTGTCATAGATATAATATAATAAAAAATATTTAGATTATCAAATTTATTTTACTTAGAGTTTTCATTTATAAAAAAATAGGGGCTGTTGTACCCGCATTCGAGGCGGTTAATGAATTGAATTATATACTTCGCATCAACATTGTTAGCCAAATTCCCCCATTTCTTATAAATAAATAATGTTTACGCCAAGACACGTTTACTATTAAGCATACGGCGGCGGCTAACATTATACATCTCATCAGCAATACTTTGAGGTATTGAGCGCTTTCCATTCATGATGTTTACAACATGAGAATAAGAGTACCCTGTGTTTTCAGCGATGCGGGAAATGTCACCTTGTCTTTTACGAGCTGTAAAGAAAGACAATTTAGCTGTTCGATTTAATTTTCGTTTCATAATATATAACTATTTAATTTTTACTTAGGACTAAAACAACTAACTCTCAATCTCAAAGCCCATTCGTTGAAATTAAGATGTTGGTCAGGCAATGTTGTTTTAAAATTGACATTCTGTTCTAAAATAGATGGAATATTTCTATCTGGGATGAAACCCATCCATTTTTTAATTAATTTTTGAATTGATATTTTTTTCATATATTTTTATTTATCTAAATATAAATAATTAATTTTGAGTAGCCAAACCTTATTTAACATTCTTTCATATATTGTTTTTATATACATAAATATATTATATTTTTCAATATTGCTAAACTTACTTAGTTAAAAGTAAAGAACTTATTGATATTTTCATTAAAAATAACAACCCCCCAACCTAAATCTTTATATAGATTTTCAATTTTGTTTTTTATAACTGAATCGAACATCTGATTTCGGTCAATATATTTTTCTATAAATTTTAAAATATCAGGAGAATCATTATACCCATTCATTCCTAAAACATCTATATAGTATGGATTTTCTTTTAAATAAGCTAAATACATTTTATCACCCACTTGAAATAAATCATGAGTTTTTGTTTGATTTTTGAATCTAATTAAATCATTAGAATATATAGCTCCTTTAGAATTAGTTGGACATTTTATAGCTAATTTAGAAAATATCTCACCAGTTAATGGTTTTTGAGCAATATATTCATCTAGTTTCTTTAGTCCAGTTGGTTTAAGTAATTTTTTCCAATCCATATTGTCAAGTGATTTTCTAAAATCAAGTATATATTTATCAACTTCAGATTTAGGAGCATCAAATAATATTTTTTTAATTAATTCCTCACCAAACTCTCTAAATAGAGGAGGAAAGTTAGATTTCATAATATCTAGACCCTTCATATCCAGAGCATCTTTATGATCTGGAGGGATAGGGACACCTTCTTTATTTACAATCCACATAGCGTATCTGCGTTTACCTGACCAATAAGCCTTCTTTACAATTACTTCTTGTTTTAGTTCAAAATAATGTTTACGCTGAATGTTAAATACTTTTTTAGATATATTATCTAGATTTTGGTTGGTGTCAATGATAAGTTCTTGAGATAGTTCAATTAGTTTACTAATTTTTCCTTCTTCATCTGTAATATCAGGATATTTTAAATTGAGTAGGTCTTTTAATTCAATATATGCACTGTCCGTATCACTTGCTACTACAAATTCTTTTCTACCATTATTTATGAGATTTTCTAATCTAGTATTAATAAAATCAATACTAGCCTTAACTAATCTTTGCCCGCTGTTAGTAATAGATGCTGAACATATTTTGTATCCATCTGTGTATCTCCAACCGTTGATAGCATAGGTGCCATATAGTGCGTTCTGTAAGATCTTAAATGCAAGTTGGTATAGGTCATATAACTTATAATTTTCCCAATCCTCTTTCTTACCTGCTTTCTTCTTGAGTTCACGATAATGTTCTCTCTGTTTGAACCAGTCTTCTAGTACCTCACATGAAATACTTTTAATGTCATTTCTATAAAAAGCCCCACTAGCTGATATAGACCAGTTATTTTCTTCTATAATCTCAATCAGATCCTTAACCTTAATATTACATTTTTTTAAATTATATGTTTTATTGTTTAGTTTTTCAATATCTAATATAGTATCAGGTTCTAGTTGTTTAAGTTGCTCTAATGAATTGTGCTGTTCATAGTTATTTTTAGTAACTATTCTTCCCATCATTGTCTCAATACCTAAATTAAGGGACTTAATAATGCTTGGATATAGACTAGTAAAGTCAGCATCACTAACATATGAGTATAAACCTGGAGTTGGTTCTAGTAAGTAACCACCAGCATATGAGTCTTTTTTTCTTATTGTTTTTAGACTACGTTCTTTTAGAGTGTTAGATTTAGTTCTTATTTGGCATTTACCTGTTCTATCATCTATATAAGTAATTGTGCCCTCAATAGTTGGAGTACCTCGCTGGTGTTGTATTTCATCACCTATATTAAGTTCTTTAATAGACTTGTTAGTAGTAGTAGGTTTATTAGGTGACACTATACCTTTACGTTTAAGATAAGTTAATATAGCACCCTCATTTAATACAGTATTGTAATAAATTGACTCATAAGGTACATGACATAAATGGCATATCAGGACAGTTAATTTAATAAATTGTAACTTATTTTCTAACGCCTCAATAATCTCAACATCACGTAAGTTATACTCAATAAACTTATCTGGGTCATCTCTAAATAATTTGTCTAATGAGCCGTTATATTCAATTTTACCTAACTTGGCGTATTTTGTACCTATATCTCCTAGCTTATAAGACGATTCTTCTTTCATGATATATTTCTTAACTAACATCATGTAGTCTAAGCTATTAACACCCCCTAAAGTAATAGGTGATTGTGGTGTGTATGGACTATCATTTATTTTTTTAATCGGAGACAAATATAAAACAATATCTTCACCTAATACTTTTTTAATTCGGAAATATAGGTATGGTATATCAAAGAAATCACTATTATATCCTACAACAATTGTTGGATCTAATCCAATCCATAAATCCAAAAACTTACTGAGTAGTTCTTGTTCTGTGGAGCATGGTATTATTTCTTTATTGTCTTTGTTTACATATTCTATAGCTTGTTTATCGTCTAATATCAGACAGTATTTCTTGCTTGCATTAACATCAATTAAAGCTATAGAAGTGATCTTAGCATTAGCATCCCTAATAGATTGAGCGGTAAGGGTACCTAAGATCTCAATCTCAATATCAAGATAAATTGTATTATGTGATATAGGAGCTGAGTCGTCTTGGTGGTATAAGTCCCTCAGTACTGCTAATTCTTTCTGGATGTCTTTTTCTAATACGGTTGGGTCATGCCAATCAAACTTACCTCTGATAGGTGAACAACTATCACCAAACAACGTTTGATATTCACCGTCCTGGTCTAATTTGTAAACAGTAGGATAGTATTTAAAGGATGACCATCCTTTGACGTCATCCCTTAAATAACATGTACCTTTATCCTCACCACTATAAGAATAGTAAATGCTTTGAAACATAATCTTTATTATTTTTATTTCCCTGATGATCCAAACCCACCATCTCCACGTGTTTGGCTTAATTTTAATTCCTTAAATTCCTCATCATTTAATTCAATGATTTCATATTTAGGTTTTTTAATAACTGCTATCTGAGCATAACGTTCACCTTCTTCAATTGTAATGTCCATTTTACCTACATTATAAATTTTAATACCTAAATCACCTGTATATCCAGCATCTACTGTACCATAATGTGGAATTAAATTATATTTAAATCCTTTACTAGAACGCAATTGGATCTGCATCCAGTAGCGTTGATGATCTGGTATAGTTAGGTTTAGACCGTTTGGTACCACTGCTGAACCTCCTGCTGGTATTATAGTTGTTTTAATGCATGTAATATCAAAGCATGCTGATGTTGAATTATACTCAACTGTTGGAATGACCGCTTTGGGGTCCGTTTTGTGTGCGTAAATTGTAACCATATATTTTATTTTTAAAATTCTTCTAATATTCCTAATATTTCTGCTACTATAAATAAAGATCCAGCCAATATATAATACTCATTCATAAGTACAACTCCTGCTCCTATTCGAATAATAGACTTAACTAAACTAGTGTAGAAATGATGTTTTGTTTTACTTTCTTTTTCTTGCATATTATTCCAGTTTATTATTTTTTTTAGGGGAAAATTCTTCCCGATGTTCATAAATTCTATTTTCACATTCTTTTTTAATAGCTTCTAATAAAGCAATACACCAATGATCTTCCATTGAATCAATTAATAATTTAGCTGATTCTTCATAATATAAAGGTAATACAGAAGTGTCATCTGCTTGGCTAAATGCTTCTTCTAAAGAAAAATTTACTTCATGTAAATAAACATGCATGTAGGTTTGATTGGATATTTTAATGCTTTTCATATTATTTCATTTTAGTACCATTCATGTGAATAGCAGACATTAATTCTTCTCTAACTAAGTTACCAGGCTCCAAAAATACTCCACTGAATACATTTGTAGTCATTGTTGATGGATGTTTAATTCCTCTTGAACTGCAGCAAGTGTGTTTACATGCAATACTTACAGCCACTGATTTGCATTTCATTTTACCAGCTATATAATCATGAATTTGTTGAGTAAGTGACTCTTGCATCTGTGGACGACGAGCGAACCACTCTACAATACGATTAAGTTTACTTAAACCAATTACATTTTCACCTGGAATATATGCCACAGTAGCATATCCAGTAAATGCTAGATTATGGTGAGCACACATACTAGTGACAGGAATGCCTGATTGGATAACTAATCCTTCATATCCTTCATCATTAGGGAATACTGTGATGTTAGGTTCGTTTGCAATTGAACCTATAATTAGATCTTTTAGCCAACTTTTTGCGACACGACGAGGTGTATCAATTGTTTGTTTATCAGCCTCATAGTCAAATCCAACTGATTGTAAAAACTTACCGTAGAAGTAAGCAGCATTATCAATCATCTCATTTACTTCTTGTTCTGTACGGGGTAAATTTCCGTTTGATTTTTTTAATAATTCCATATTTTTATAACTTATATTTTTATAATATAACATCTTTTATTTACATAGACAAACTTTATTGTAATAACTTTTTTATTTGTCTAGTGCCTGAATATTCTTTATATCCGGTTTCTGAAATAATTATTATTGATGGGAGATAATCCACATCAAATAATTCTTCTAATTCTTCTACATCTTGTTCTCCTGATTTTAAACTATAAAACTTATAGTCAGGTTTAGAACGTTTGATTTGCTCTACAGCAGGAGATATCTCGATACAGGCTGCACACCAGGATGCGTTGAAAAATAATATAGATTTTTCTCTACGCTTGAGGACCTCTTTAAGTAATTGTTTATTCATATTAATAAATATGTCTAAACTTTTTTAACTTCATATTCTTTTCCAGTAATGGAATTTTGAGATAAGATATTAGCAACATGTTCTGCCTCTTCCTTATCTTTAAACTCCCACACCTCATCATTAGTATCTAACATAATGACTGGGATTTTATTTGTTTCTGTTTTGATATATTTTAATATAATGTAAGGCATATTCTAGAAAATAGTTGAGGTGATTTGTTTAATTACTAATTCAGATGAATCATATTTAGTTAAGTCTTTATCACGACCTGCTTCAAATTCTACTGATGTTCCTGCTTTAGTTTGAATCCACATTTCTTTAATGAATTCAGTATTAGTGATTTCGTTTTCTTCATTACGTGTCACTTTAAATACAGCGACTTTGGTTTGTTGAATTTTGTTCATATTTATTGGATTTGTTGTTGATGCTGTAAAAAAATCAAGGCTGGCGTGTGTGGTGGTTTGGGTATTAATTACGCCTGGGTTATTATGGTGGTATATTGGTCTTGTTATGTTTGTTAGCATAGTTTGTAATTTTAATTTATTATACGTTTAATGTTTTATCCCAGCAACTTATGTGCATTCTTGAAGCGGCTCTAAATTTATATATTTTAGCCATATCAAATACAAATTGAGTACGTTCATGGAAGTCAGTTTGACTATCTAATCCAGGCATACAACACACATTTTTAAGTGGTATATTAAATGGTTCTACAAAGTCATGAAATACTTCCTTAACATCATCTTCTGTACTGATAACAAACTTGAATTGATAATTATCATGTTCCATAATTCGCTTAATAGCATCAGGTACTATACGTTGTTTCTCGGTCATGCCAGAGTTAGATAGTTTTGGTGAGCAATTGATCTGATTTAAGCATTTAAATAATAGTTCATCAATATAAACTGTACCATTAGTTTCAATTTCATGATAGGGTGTAACTAAATGTCTTTTATCATGATCTTTTGTTTCTTGAGAATACCAATGATATAAAAAGTTAATAATTGCTTCTTGATGACCTTTAATTGTAGGTTCACCACCAGTCCAAATAATATGAATTGTACCATCCTTGATATCTTCATAGATACCTTGTTCTTTCCAGCGATCAATTAAATACTGAAATTCTTTATCTTCACCTCTCCATAACCATTGACTAGTTGAATCACAAGTCCATGTTGCTTTACCTTCTAATTCTAAATCTCCTTTAAATATTTCACCATCCTCTAATGATTTTTCTTTCATTAGTTCGTTAGTAAATTTACGAGACATACCACAAGTCAAGTTACAAATTCCTAAACGTACAAAATATGATGGTACACCTGTACTTTTTCCTTCTCCTTGTACGCTGTAGAAGTCACTTGATATTAATAATTTATTTGGGTCTATTTTTGACATATTTATATTTTTGTTTTAATTAATACGAATCCTTTAAATTCAGAACCTCCTATCTCAACTTCCCTTAATTTCCATTCCGAGCCTAGCTTAGATATACTCTTTACTATTATTGCTTTATATATAGCAGATTTTTGAGGGTCAGTATGGGTAATCAATTTTTGTGGGTCTTTATTAGCTGCTAAAAAACCTAATGCTTCTACTGTATTTTTATCTTTAACAAAATCTACCACAATATCAGATACAGTTTTAAGTATCCTTATTAGTTGTTTATAGGTAGTTTTTTTATATTGTGATTGATCACCATTTACATCATAACTTACATTATATGTATTTCTTCTCTTAGTAGGTATATTTAGTTGTTCAAATTCAGCAAACGGAATAACATCGAAATCTACTTTTACTTTCCAATTCTCTTCAGTCGTAAAACTATTATTTTCATATGGGTACGGTGTTATATTTTCTAAATCACCTACCTCTTGTAGTATACGTAAATATTGAGTTCTTATCTCGAGTAATGTAATCTTTCTATTGTCTGGATTTATTTTTGACATAAAATTTGTTTTAATGTATTAATGTTGAGATGTAAATTCCTAAATATGAGCCGGCTACACTACCTAAAACGTAACCAGCCCACTGATGAATAGCATCATCTGTGTTTGCAATTTTTCTAATTACAAAAAAATTAAGCGATGCTACAATAAAATCAGCAACGGCCGCTACATGATATTGTGCTTGAGATACTGCTCTAAAATTTATACAAAGGATACTATACAATACTATTTGTATAAAAAATAATGTAGTTGCTTCTTTTAATTTACTATTCATACTGACGCTGTTTAGCTTTAAATTTAGCGGCTTTCATTGCTTTTTTAGATTTGGTATGTTCACCTTTTTGTTCTGCTTCTGTTACTGTTTCGGATTTAACACTAACTGTGGATCGTGTATTTTTCTTCCAATCCATTTTAGAGGCGTATTTGGCTCTACCTATTCTGACTTCATAATCAGCTACTTCATTACTTACTCTTTCGTAAGTTCCATTTTTGAAAATTGTTTTCATATATTTTTATTTTATTTAATAACGTTGTAATAAGATTCCCATTTAATATTGCCTTCATTATCTTTAAATGCTAATATAATATCATCATGCTCATCTTTACCTATTGCTACAAAACCATATCCTTCACATATCATAGGAATATAATGATTAGGTTTAATATTATTTGCCTCTTCTATAATGTCGAAATCACTAGGCATACTAGTATCATTAATTTCACACCATTGTTTTGAAAAATCTGCCATTTTTATTTTATTTTAATTTATTTTTCTTCGTAAATTGCACTATTTCTTTCATGTTCGTATACTTCAACTTTTGCAGCTTTTACTCTACCATCTGTTTCTTCCATTAAAAAATCGTTGATAGTTGTGTAAAGATATTCTGCAAATTTTTCACACCCTACAGCAGGTAATATACGCAACTGAATGATACCTTCAGCATCCATTGTTTTAAAGTGTTCTAAATAAGGATCATCTTCTGCAATTACTGTAGTATGATCTAATAAATATGCAAAGTAATCTTTTGGAGACATACCATGTATTTTAGTTTTAGCACGCTTCATACCACCAAAATCAAATACCCAATTGCGATGATCTAATTCACCTTCAAACCATACTCTAAATGATATGGCATATCCGTGTAAAAATTTGCAGTGAGTATTATCTGCACTCCATTGACGAAAACATGTTGAATAGCCGTCAAATAACTTTGTTGATTGAAATTTTTTCATATTATATTTTTTATGCGTTATCAATTCCTGCCCATTCTAAAACACCTTTATAAGGCATTACTCCAGTATATCGTTTTACTGGTTGTTCATTTTCAACTAAAATGATAGTAGGGATATTTGTTACACCATATTTCCCAGGAGCATCAGGTTCAT